GCCCCTACCAATGCAGAACAGAATGTACAATCGGATTGGAATGCTACAACTGGAGATGCATTAATTTTAAACAAACCAACTATACCAGCTGCTATTACAGATTATGTATCAGCTGCAAATGGAGGATCTTTTGGTGGTGGAATATCGGCAACAACTGGTCAATTCCCAATTTTAAAATGGAATGCTGCCAAATGGGGTACACAAAGACTCACTAAAGTAGTTGGTGGTAATGGTGCGGACACTGGAGATAAATGGGTTAGTTTAGCAACCGTCGCTTTAACTGGTGGTTACGAAAAAGTAAAAATTGAGTTTACAATTGGTTCATACGATGACAACGCTAGAGGTAATGAGAAAATAGCTGTATTATATGAAAACCACTCATCAGCTCAAGAAGGTCATAGCGCATTTTGGTATGCGGGTGATATGTATCCTACTTTGTTTAAAGCTATAAAATCTGTTAGAGATAGCTCTAGTGGTTTAACTAATTCGTATACTTTATGGGTTCAGATCGACGGAGCTTGGAAAGACAGCTTTACGGTTGAAGCTGAACATTGGCAAACTGGTGATTCTATAACTTATCCCACGGCTGCGGGTCAAACAACAACCCCATCTGGTTCTGATGAGCAAGACGTAACAACTAGACAACGATGGGTTGATGCAGATAAGCTAGATGGTCAGCATGGTAGCTATTATGCACCTGCTGCTACTACTTTAGCGGGGTATGGTATACTTGATTCATTAGTAATAGGTACTACAAGCACAACTGCAATGGCAGGGAATACTGCATTATTAGCAATTGGAACAAGTGCTACGACTGCAATGGCTGGTAACACAACAATACCTGCAGATCATGGAGATCATGATGGTTTGTATTTACCTATTGGTGGTGGAATATTAACTGGAGACTTAAAGATAAACACTCAAATTGCATTTCAAAGAGATGGCACAAACTATTCAAATTATATTAAATCTTCGCAGTACGTTTCTGAAGGATACAATAACAGTGGAACACCTCCAAGCGATAGATATTGGTTAGAATACGGAGCAAAAGGAGGACATCATTTTGTTTTAAATACTGATGGTGGAACAGGTGTAGCTGAAAATAGTTATGATGACTTTACTATTTGGCAAGGAGAAGTAGATGGCGATAGATTATTTGAAGTAACTAACTCAGGTAATACAAGTATAACTGGTGGCGTTAAAGTCTTTGGTTCAATAGAATCTAGAAAAAACATAGTATCAAACTCTAACTACAATATAGCTCAAATAAGCAGTACTAGAACTACAAATGATTACGGTGGTTTAAATAAAACATACGCTAAGTTAGACGTACAAACACCTGGTCCAGACACAGATGGAGCTTCTTCTCAACATGGACTTGGACACTTGTCAATCAAATTAGCAGATAATGCTGGTAATAGCGATTTAGTACAAAAAGCATTATTAAGATATGATGGTCAACTTATACTAGGTGGATTTTATCCTCAGACATCAGAGACAGACGACGCTGGTTTAACTATAAGAAGTAGATATGGTGGCACTAGAAACTTTTTAAGATTTCAAACAGATCACAGTTCTGCTACCACTGAGTGGACAATGGCTAAAATATACGCTGGTGATGGTGGTAACTTTAATGGTACTTTAACTTTCCAAGTTGCTACAGGTAGTAATGCAAGTACTGATTATTCTGCAGGTCATGATGCGCAGCTAGAAACAGCTATGTTTATAAATGATACTAAGGAAGTTACATTCTCTAATAACGTAAAATTATCAGGTGCTAATCCTTACATACAAGGTACAGGTACTGGTTCTATGAGGATAAAACACACCTCTGGTAACACAATGTATATTAGACCAGATGAAACTGGTTCTATAAGTTTATTTGAAGGGGCAAATTCTCAGTCGGTTTACTTTATGACGCAAACTCCAACTGTAAATAATACTTCAAAAGAATCTGCTCAATTAAAATTCCACACAAGATCAAAACAATCTGATGGGCAAAATAACAGTATGTATGCTACTGTAAAACACCTAACACATGATATAGGTAATAATTACACAACACTGGATTTTGCAGGAAGTACTAAGGCTAAATTTAATATGCCTCTAGAAGCTGCAGGTGGATTATATTTTACTGGTGATACACACATGGGCTTTATACCTCATCCAAGAGGTGCTCAATTTAGAAGCGATAGCGCTGCTCTTGTGGGTTATATAAAAATAGAACTACCAACAGATATAGGTATAACCCCAGATGATATGGTTTCTTTTCACGTAGATGTATATGATTACACTACAAATGAAACGATTTCTGTTTTTATAGGAGGTTATACTTATACATCAACATCAACAACCGCTGCTTACTGGTATAATCCTACCGCTATAATTACTACTAAACATACAGGAAAAGATTTTAACGTAAGGTATGGTTATGATGGCACGCATTTTTATGTAGCTATAGGGGAAACAACCTCAGTCTGGTCACATCCAAGTATTGTTGTTAGAGATGTTCAATGTTCTTATAGGTCAAACGTAGAGCATTATATAGATGGTTGGGATGTAAGTGTAACAACAACTACTTTAACAGGAGTTGACGAAACACAAACAGGTAATTTACCAGTTGCAGGTTCTGTTGCTTGGGGTGATATAACAAGTAGACCTTATATAGTTAACGCTTCAAACAACTCTGCTACTGCCACAACAACAATTGCTAATGTAGCTCACGCTACTTACACAGCTGCTTTTTTTGACTTTGTTATTAAAAATGGAACTAATGTTAGAGCAGGTACAGTATACGCTTGTCATAATGGCGCATCAACTCCTTTGATTGAGTTTGCGGAAACATCAACAGTAGATTTAGGTGATACATCAGATGTAACATTAGCTGTAGATATATCAGGAGCTAATATGAGATTAAGAGCTACAACAACATCTAGCACTTGGACAATTAAATCTTTAATAAGAGCAATATAATGGGAATATATAGAGGACCTGGGGTAATAACAAAGGATTTAGTATTTGGATACGACAGTGGTTATGGCGTTGCAGATAATGACACAGCTACTAGATTTTATGCAGGTAAACCTATAACTAATTATTTATCAAGTGGAGCAAGTAACCTTAATATTGTTCAACGCTCGGATTGGTATGGCGCTACACCTACTTTTACTCTCGGAACTAGTGAATTTGGAACACCAATAGGAACATACACGGTTGGTAGCACTAGTTATATGTACAGTAGAGATGAGGTTTTAGATGATGATTTATCTACACTTTCAGGACAAGCTATAACTTTTTCTATATACTTAAGAAGAAGTGGGGGAAGTAACATTGGTACTGTAGGTATAAGAGTTTATGATGATATATCTGGCTACACCACGGTATATGCAGCGGCTACATCTGAGTTCCAAAGATTCACATTAACAAAAACTTTAGGAGCTAACCCAACTAGGATATTTGTAATGATAGATAATACCAATGGTGGTGTAATTGATTTTCATTCTCCACAATTAGAAAAAGGAACTGTTAGTCCTTTTGTAGATGGAACAAGATCAGATACAACTTCGTTAATAGATTTAAAAAGAACAAATAGCATAGACGTGTCTGATATGTCTTTTACTTCAACAGGGCAACCTGAGTTTGATGGTACAGATGATTTAATAGGAACTGGAATATCAACTGCGTTTACGGACTTTTCGTGCGTGGTGGTTTTTAAACACAGTGTTAACACGGCTTGGGGAAGAATAGTAGATAAATATTATACCAACGGTTTTTTCATGTCAAGCTATTGGGCTTCGGTTGGTAGTGGCTACGTGGGTGCAGGAATAATAGAACCTAGTGCTCCTCATGGTCAATCACTCCAATATGACAATACTAAATATAATTACTTTGTAGTTACTAGGTCTGGGACAACTCATACTATATATTTAAATGGCTCCAGTAATTACGCATCTAAAACAGGTAGTGGAGCAGCTTTAAATTCTGCTGAAATCCACGTAGGAGCTTGGTACACCAATAACTCGACTCAAAGATTTACTGGTTCTATACCAGTTGTAAAAATATACGATAGAGCTTTAACGGCTGTAGAAGTACAGCAAGATTTTGGTTCATACAAAAACAGATTTAATATATAAAATTATGGCATTCGAAAACAGAAGATGGTTAGTAATACCAACAAGTATAATAGATACTATAAACTTTAACGAGGTTCATGAATCAAATATAGATTCTCTTAGAAAATCTATAGATGAATCAGAAACATTTGTTAAATACGAAATAAGTGTAATTGAGGAGACTTATACAGAAACTCACAAAGATACAGAGACAAACGAAGATGTCGTATACACGGTTGAAGCTGGAACGTATGGTAGACCAAGTATATATAGTGAAGAATATACAGAGTATAATCATACTGATATTATAGCTTTATTAACTACTGAAGAATGGAGTAATAACCAAATGGAAGAATAATATGGCATCAAAACTTGGACCAAATATAGTAACAAACGGATTAGTTTTCGCTGTAGATGCAGCTGCTAGTAGGTCTTATCCTGGTAGCGGAACCACTCTATATGATTTAAGCGGGAATGGATATGACTTCACTTCTTCTGTGCCATGTACTTTTACATCTGGCGTGAACAGTGTGCCATGCCTTGATTTTACTAGTGGGAACCAAGAGCGCTTAGATAGTATAAAATTGTCTCCATTTTCTGGTGACGGTTTTCCTATAACTGTAAGTGCTGTTATAAATGAAAATGCTAGAAGTAGTTACAAAACAATACTATCACAGCATCAGGAAGATGGTAATGACAGTATGTCTTTTTGTTCGTTACAAGGGAAAATGGGTACTGATCACTGGAGTCCTGGTGGTAGAAGGTTAACTACAGCTGTACCTACAAACGAAGTTCACATGATTACTTGGACTATCGAAGAGTGGGAGCAGCACCAAACAACAGAGCATAAAATATATGTAGATGGAGTAGCTCAGACAACAGAAGGTTATTCTGTAGATACAGTTGGTTCATTAGTACAAGATTATTTTAGAATTGGAAATTGGCATTTCACTAGAGCAGATATGAGTTTTGATGGGCAAATATATTCTGTTAGTTGTTATGACCGAGCACTTAGCGCTGCAGAAGTAGCACAAAATTATAACGCAGTTAAAAAAAGATTTAATATATAATGTATACAGGGCCTAACTTAACAAACGACGATTTAGTATTTGGATATGATACAGGACACGGTATAACTAATGTTAACACCGCGACTAGGTTTTGTCCTGGTCAACCTACTATAAATCTATACACTAATTCCGATTTTAGTAACGGTGGAACTGGTTGGACTTTTGGTTCTTGGGATGGTAACATATCTCACGCAGCAGCAACATTGGTAGGACCTTATGGTCAAATTGTATCTGCTAGAAAGCTTACAGTCAACGCGGCATCTTCTTATTCTCATTTTCACCAATACAATAATAGTAAATATGTAAGTGGTAGTACTTACACTACAACAGCTTGGGTAAAAGGTAATGGGGTTTTTCAAATAAAGTCTCACTGGGGAGGAAACGTAAGTCTTACGTTAACGGGTGAATGGCAACGTATTAGACAAACGGTTACAGCTACTACATCAACAACTGGTAACTTTCCTTATCTTGCTGGTGAAGGATTAACGGTTGGAACTGATTGTTATGTAACAATGTGTCAAACAGAACTAAAAGGTCATGCAACACCCTATGTGTATTCTGGTGCAACAACTGGTTCTAGAACTAGCACGCAATCTTTAATAGATTTAAAAAGAACAAGAAATATAGACGTAGCAAACGTATCTTACGATAATGCTGCGCAACACGTCTACGACGGTAGTAATGATTATATTGTTAGTACTGCTCTCTTAGTAGAAGGTTCTCAGACTTTTGAAGCAGTGTTTACACCAACAGCAAATGCTCACTCACCTGCCGCTATATTAACTAACCACTCATACACTTCGCCTGTAGCTAATTTTGGTATTAACTATATAGGTGGTAATAAACTAGGAGCGTCTATTGGATATACAGATGGAACTAGAGAATACGATTCAAAACAAACAAGCGGTGCGGTGTGGGTAAATGGAAGTAACATAGCTGTTCATGCAGTTCTTGCATATAATGCCACGTTAAATCAAATAAAGTGGTACATAAACGGAGAGCTTGATGCAACTCATAGTCTTTCCGCAACTCCTAATTTTCAAAGCGTACCTGTTTGCTCTGGTAGATGGGTACATAATTATGGTGATTACTACTATGATGGTCAAGTACATTTAGGTAAAATATACAAAAAAGAGTTGACTGCTAGTGAAATAAAAAGTAATTTTAAAGCATACAAAAATAGATTTAATATATAACCTGGAAAATGAAAGGTAACAATTATGGCAAACGAATTTAAAGTAAAAAAAGGCCTCATAGTAGATGGCACAAACACAGTTCTTGATATTCAAGGAACGCAAGGACAATTGTTTTCAGTAACAGATAGTCTTACAGGAGATTTATTTTCTGTATCTGATATATCTGGTATACCTATATTAAACGTTAACTCAACTGGGTTAGTTACTGTAGATGGAAACTTAAACCTAGGTGATAATAATAAAATACAATTTGGAGATTCTCAAGACCTTCAGATATACCACAATGGAAGTGACAGTTTTATTCAAGACACAGGAACAGGAAGTTTAAAAACTGTAGCAAGTGGTTTTCAATTACTAAATTCTACTCAGACTCAGTTTATGATGCTTGCTGATGGAGGAGCTACAAGTTGGATTAAATTGTATTACTCAGGGTCTGAAAAACTTGCAACTACAAGTACAGGGATTAGTGTAACAGGAAAAACTACTACTGGTACAGCACATTTTGATGGAGCTGCAGATAGTTCAGGTGTAGGCGCAGAAATAGGTAGAAACCATGCTTATGATACTCTTGAATTAAAGGGGTATGGTTCTGAGATGATGATAGGTTCTCAAGGGACAGATCTACATATAAACTATAGAACTTGTAACAACAACACTTCTAGTCACACTCCTAATAGGTGGTTTTGGAGAGCAGGATCATCAACTAGTTACTCAGACCATTACTTCGGCGAGGTATTCTCTGATGGGTTAATAACATGGAATCAAGGTAATTCATCGCATTTAGGAACAGGAGCAGTTGTAACAACTTATGTTGGGAATACCTCAGTAAATAATGCGGCAATCAAAAGTAATTCAAATACTGAAGATATGTGGATTATGAACTGGGGAGACAGTGCTGCTTGGGGTATTTATAATAGAAATATTGATTCTTCTTTAGCAGTTACTAATGCAATAACAATTCCAGCAAATTCTACGGCATTTATAGGAGCTGGTTTAGCTAGAACATACATAGACCATTCTAATGGAAACATAGGTACTCTTGGTACAGTTGAAGCGGCTAAATTAAAAATATTAAATGGTGCAGGGTATTTTTTTAATGATACTGGTACACGTACAGCTTTTACTGGTGGAGATTTATATATACAAAGTATAAGTAATTATTACAACTATGCGACTAATCAATATCACGGAAATTCTAGTGGAGATAATCACTATTTTAGAGGTAATCCATTAGCGGGTAATAACTGGAGTATTGACGCAGCAGGTAAAATCATGGGTACTGATTTAACTTTTGGAAACTCTCCAGGTGCTTCTGGTACTGGTAAGTTGATTATTCAAAATGACACTTCAGGAAACCAAGGAACTGCTGGGTATGGTATATTAAAACAAAGAGATGTAAACAAGGAAGGTATTTCAGGTCAAAATACACACACAGGTGGTTACATTTGGTATACAATAAAAATTCCATCTGGTTATTCTAACTCTGGTTTAGGTAGTGATGTAGAAGTTGTAATTAGAACTGGTGGTAGACACCATAATGGTAAGACTCTAAAAAAATATATTATAAGTGTAGGTAACGGATCAACTGCAAACATAGGTAACTTTAACGGTATAAATATACTACAAACTTTAGACTCTAGAATCGCTGGGAGTTATGGAGGAAGTGCAACTTCAGCTGAGTTCTACTATAGAACCTCTGTAGCCAACGACACTGGTGAAGTAATACTTAGGCTTTATAGAGCTGATAGAGAACCAGTAACTGTAGTTGAAATAAATCCAATAGGCGCTTGGAATAATGACATTACAAAAACACCTAGTTTAGTGTGTCATGGTCTTGGAACTACTTATGACTCTGGAACTGGTAAAGGTCAAATAAATCAAACTAGACCTACGGCTAACTTATCCACAGCGTTAGTTATACAAAAAGCTAGTTTTGAGCAAACAACAGGTACTAATGGGAAATTTACTGTTTCAGCTAATGGAACTTCTAGTGGGAATCCTCATGAAATAGCTAGGTTTATAAACTTAGGAAGTTTAGCAACTAGTAGTTACATGTACATAGGAGCTTCTTCTGGTACAGATTGGAGATTAGGTAAAAATATAATGGGCACAGCTGGTAATACTAACTTCGGTATAGCTAAACATTCAGGTACTACTTTAGCGTTGGAGATTGATGGGAGCAATAATGCAACTTTTGCAGGAAGTGTAGACGTAGGAACTTTTACTTTAGCTGGCTCGGGAATAGTTGTTGACGCGGGTATGACGTTACAAACTAATGCTGGTGGTGTAAATGCAATTACGCTAGCATCAAATGGTAACGCAGCTTTTGCAGGTAGTGTAACAGCAACTGGAGATGTTGTAGCTTATTCGGATATAAAACTAAAAGAAAATATAAAAACACTAGACGGTAGTAAAGTACTACAAATGAGAGGTGTTAGTTTTGATAGAAAAGATAACGGTGCATCTAGCTCTGGAGTTATAGCACAAGAAATGCAAAAGGTAGCTCCTGAACTTGTCAGTGATGATGATGGTACATTAGGAGTTGCTTACGGTAACATAACTGGTTATTTAATAGAAGCGATAAAAGAACAACAAAAACAAATAGACGAACTTAAAAAATTAATAAAAAATGGCAATAACTTATAGTACAAGTATTAAACATTTAAAAGGAGCACCAACGTTAGGAGAATTATCTAATGTTATAACTGAAGTAGAATTTGAAATAGTAGCTGTAGATGGTGAGTACACTCATAACAGTATGGGTCATATACAAGTGAAATTAAACGAAAGTCAATTTACTGCTTTTGAAGATATAACAGAAGAGGTAGTTGTAGGATGGGTTGAAGCTCACCCTGTACACGAAAATCATAAAAACTTTCTAGAAGAATTTATATCTAACATGAAAGCACCTACGGATTTAGGTCTTGAAAAACCTTGGTTATAATATGGCAGTTCCTGGTACTGGTAGTTTAAGTTTAGGAGGTTTAGCTCTTGAAAAGCTTGAGGATGATTATACTCAAGGTCTTCCTGCGGCTATAGATACTTCATACGGCCCTTTTAGTCTTAGAGATATTACTGAAGGTGGTGACACTTACGGTGGTAGTGAGGATTATGATATTACAAATGGATTCAGTCCTTCACATCCTGATAATTTATCTTCTTTTGGAATGAGTGAATTTTATAGTTACGACCATGACTACTCAGCTCCAGCTTGTAATATAGCTTACCAAACGGGTGGAGTTGGAACATTTGATTTTCCTATAAACCTAGGTACTGCAACTGGGTCTGTAACTATAGAATACCAAGCTTACAGTATACCAGATAAATTTGTTTTCACATGGAACGGTAATACTTACACTAGTGGTAGTGGTAACGGAACAGGAAGTGGGTTTGTAGGTTCTTCAAACTTTGCTAGTAATTCATACGTACAGCCACTAACTACATTGACAGGTGTTTATGGTGGAACTACTGGGGCTCAAGGGCAAAACGGTGGTAGAGGTACTATAACATTTAATAAAAATTCATCGGTTAGTTCTTCAAATATGCGAATTACTGCTCCACTTGGAGGTACAGGTTGGTGGTTTTCAGTTAGCTGTCCAGGAATGCAAGTTATTGGTGGTGGAGATGGAATTGCTCCTTCTATAACAGCTAGTATTATAGCAGTAGCTACTACTTCGATTGGAATGAGGGGTAATGTTAGTAGTAAAGGTTTTACATCTAACTTTACTACAACTGGAACTATAAGTGAAAAAGGATTTGTTTATCTCCCAGGTATTACAACTTCAAACTATTTCTACAGAGAGACTCCAAGTGGTACATTTACTGCAGATGTAGTCGAGGTTTTAGAGGATGATTCTACTATAAATACTACAGGAGATTACACAGAGCCTACTGCAACTATAAGTTCAGGTACAGCTACGTTAACTACTGCTAATGCTTCTGCTATAACTGCAAGTAATTTTGTAGCAAACTACACTCCTACTAGTGTTGGTGGTAGACCTGTTAGTTTTAGAGCTTTTGCTAAAAATTCTGCTGGTACAACTTACAGTAGCATTGTAAATACAAGTACTCAGGGATATGTTGATCAACTTGGAATTACCTACTGTAATGGTGGTTATTCACAAACTCCAGTAGTAAGTATGAATTCAGGGTCTATTGTTGATGCTACTGGTAATGATTATCAACAAGATAACACTCATGGAGGAACATCCACTTCCGCAAGAACTCAGACTATAGTAGAAGGTAGTGTACCATTAACAAGTAATAATACTTATAGGTATAGAGCTGTGGCAAGACAGGGTTCAAATATTATTTATGGAAACGTGGTAGGGTTTACAGTTCCAGCTGGATATTCATTTAGCGCAACACTAACTACAGGTACTGCTCAATATTATAGTACAGTGGTAAACGGTTGGAGTAATACATATCCTTTTTCTTGTGGTTCTATATCAAACACCTCTTTTAATGGAGCGACATTAACAGCTCTTTATTGGATGAATTCAAGTAGTGGAACTGATTATCTTTATATATATTTTAGTAGTACTAAACCATCGTTTACCAATATTGTTATTAACGGAACTAGTTATGGAGCCTCTTCAACATGGACTAGTGCATCATCTACTGTATGGAAAAAACCTCAGTCTTCTAATATTTTTGGATCAAACGGAACAACTAATTCAATAAATGCTAGTTATTAAACTAAGAGATAAATATATAAAACAAATAATTTGTATATTTGTAAAAAACAAAAACAATGGCATTACAAGGGTTGCAAAATTTTAAAGGAATTGAACTAAGTGAAGCATACTTACAAATAAGTAATTTCAGTTATTCAATGAACTCTTTATTGGATACATCAATTAAAACAGAGGCTGTTATGGAAGCAGATGGTGTAACATTAAAAACAGAAGCTATTTATGAAACTAAATGGGTAAAAAAACCAACTTCAGAATTCTTGGTTAAAGTTTTTTCAAATAAAGCAGCAAGAGATGAAGACCCATATTCATCCGTTTATGAGTTTACTTTTAAATTAAACGTTTCAACAGATGTTGATGCAGATAACTTTATTAAACAAAGTTATTTAGCTTTGAAAGCAGATGAAAGATATAAAGAATTTACAGACGTATAATAATTAACAATTAAATTAAATCAAATCATGTCAAAAATTAAAGAAGAGCAATTAAAAGAATTGCAAGATCAAGTTAATTCTATTAACCAGAACCAATTAAAAATTGGAAATCTGGAATCTCAAAAACACACATTAATTCATAATGGTGTAGAGTTACAAAATCAACTTAGAACTATTCAAAACACTCTTGAAGAGGAGTATGGAAAAGTTACTATAAATATTTCTACAGGAGAATATAAAGAAGTCTCAGAAGAAGTAGATGCAGATTCGTAAAATATCCATAGGAGCAGATTACAAGGGTAGTGCTATGCATTACCTTTTAGGACAAGATGTTTTAAATGGAAGCTATAATATTCATTTGATAGATTATAGTGAGTCAAAAGAATCATTTCTTATTTACGTAGAAAAAAATAATGAAGTATTTCTTTGGAAAGAATTTAACAAAAACATTCCTGTTTCTATAGAGTATAATATACATTTTTAATATGCACTCTCCATATTACTTTATAGTCAAACCACATGGTCTTGAGTATAATAATGAAATAGAAATTGCTGGTCAAAAAGTGATTGTGAACTCTACTGTTGAGAATCATAAACACGTTAATAGATTCGCAGAGGTTGTTCATGTGCCTAAAAGATACACTGGTCGAATATCTAAAGGAGATTTGATTATTGTTCATCATAATATATTTAGAATATACTATGACATGAGAGGCAGACCTAAAAAATCACCTAATTATTTTAAAGAAGGGTTGTACTTTATAGATGAAGATCAGTTTTATCTTTCCCATAACGGAGACAAATGGAATTCTGTTGGAGACTATTGTTTTGTTAAACCTTTAGATATAGAAAATTCGTATCTTTATGAGGAAGGGCTAGAAGATAACACAGGGTTTTTAGTTTATTCAAACAACACTTTATTAGACTTAGGAGTTAATGAAGGAGATAAAGTAAATTTCAGGAAAGATAGTGAGTATGAATTTGAAGTAGATGGAAACTTACTATACAGAATGAAATCTAGCGATATATGCACAGTACTATGATAAGAGATATTAAAGAACGAATTATACGAGCTGGCCATGAAGCTGTTAACCAACTTATAAAGGTTGCAGAAGAAGAGATAATAAAACCAGACCCCGAAGATGAATTAGCTGCTGATAGATTAAAAAACGCAGCTGCTACAAAAAAACTAGCTATATTCGATGCTTTTGAAATTCTAAATAGAATTGAGAATGAAAGGAATATGCTTGATAATCCTGAAGAAGAAAAAAAGAACCTAACTGGAGGATTTGCAGAGAGAAGATCTAAATAACGATTTATGTGTTGTCTTAAAAGATTTTGTATCTGAAAAGGTATTAAAAGCAAACAGCGCAAGAAAATTATATCAATATGGATATGATAAAGATTTAGACGCTATAATTATTTCAAGAGACGGTACTGTAGGTCAGTTTATAAGTGTAAACGGATTAACTATAGGGCTGCCTGGAAAACCAAAAAAAATACATAGACGTTCTGAGAAAAAAGCAGAACAATATTGGGAGGCTGAAGCGTACTCTAAGTCATTAAAACCTATTCAAACTATATTCCAATGGAATGAAATGAATAAGGAGTTTAAAACGTCTTGGATACCTTATATAGAAGAAGAATTCGATAGAAGGGATAATGGTTTTTGGTTTATGAATAATGGAGTTCAAACTTATATAAGCGGCTCTCATTATATGTACCTACAATGGACTAAAATTGATATTGGAAAACCTGAATACAGGGAGTCAAATAGAATATTTTTTATATACTGGGAAGCTTGTAAAGCAGATAACAGGTGTTATGGAATGTGTTATTTAAAAAATAGACGTTCGGGTTTCTCTTTTATGTCATCTGCTGAAACAGTTAACCAGGCAACAATTACTTCTGATGCTAGGTTTGGGATATTATCTAAATCTGGTTCTGATGCTAAGAAAATGTTTACAGATAAGGTAGTTCCTATATCTGTTAATTATCCTTTCTTTTTTAAACCCATACAAGATGGTATGGATAGACCTAAATCTGAACTTGCTTATAGAGTTCCAGCATCTAAATTAACAAGAAAATCAATAGCCATTAGTAGCAACCTTACTGATTTACAAGGTCTTGATACTACTATTGACTGGAAAAATACTGGTGATAACTCTTATGATGGAGAAAAACTTAGGCTTCTTGTACATGATGAAAGTGGTAAATGGGAAAGACCAGATAATATATTAAATAACTGGCGTGTAACTAAAACATGTTTAAGGTTAGGTAGTAGGATTATTGGTAAATGTATGATGGGTTCAACATCAAATGCACTAGATAAAGGTGGAGAGAATTTTAAAAAACTATACTACGATTCCGACCCTTCTACTAGAAATTCAAACGGGCAGACTAAAAGTGGAATGTACAATCTTTTTATTCCAATGGAATGGAATATGGAAGGATTTATTGATAAATATGGTCAATCTGTATTTAAAAAACCAGAAAAACCTATATTAAGTATAAACGGAGAATACATAGATCAAGGTGTTCTTGAGTATTGGCAAAATGAAGTTGATAGTTTAAGAAACGATCCAGATGCGTTAAATGAATTTTATAGACAATTCCCTAGAACAGAGTCTCATGCTTTTAGAGATGAATCAAAGAATACTCTTTTTAATTTAACTAAGATATATGAGCAGATTGATTATAATGATTCATTTGCTATAAAAAGTACAGTTACTAGAGGTAATTTCCATTGGAAGGGAGGACAAAGAGATACTGAAGTTATATTCTCTCCAGAAAATAAAGGTAGGTTTTTCTTATCTTGGATTCCATCTAAGTCATTAATTAATAATGTAATAGAAAAGAATGGTAAAAAGTATCCAGGAAACAAACACATTGGTTCATTTGGAGGGGATTCTTATGATATCTCTGGTGTAGTAGGTGGTGGAGGTTCTAAGGGCTCTGTTCATGGTATGACTAAGTTTCACATGGATGATGCTCCTACAAATATGTTTTTTTTAGAATACATATCAAGACCTCAAACAGCTGAAATATTTTATGAAGATGTTTTAATGGCTTTACACTTTTACGGAATGCCAATACTTTTAGAGAATAATAAACCAAGGCTCTTGTATTACTTAAAAGAAAGAGGTTACAGAGCTTTCTCTTTAAATAGACCTGATAAACATAAAAACGTACTATCTAAATCAGAAAGAGAATTAGGTGGTATACCTTCTTCTACAGCTGTAATATCTGTTCACGCAGAAAATATAGAAAGCTACATAGAAGGTTATGTAGGGGTGTTAAGAGATGAATCAAATATAGACTATGGAAGTTGTGGTAATGTTTTTTTTAACAGAACTTTACTTGACTGGGCTAATTATGATATTACCAATAGAACTAAATTTGATGCTACTGTAAGTTCAGGGTTTGCTATTATGGCAAATAACTCCACAAGGAAGAGTGGCGAAGAAAAACGTAATCAAATAAATCTTAACTTTGCAAGATACAGTAACAAAGGTTTTGTTAGTGAAATTATTAGAAAAATATGATAAATAAGCCAAGATTCGGCTCTGGTGGTGGTTTTCCTAATCAGTTTGTACCAGACGTTGAAAAAGACTCTACTGAATATGGTCTTCGTGTAGGTCAAGCTATAGAGTCGGAATGGTTCTCTAGAGACTACGGAAGTAGTATGTACGGAGAATTACGTTCAGAGTATTTGAAAAGAAGACTTTACGCAAGAGGAGATCAGCCTGTAGATAAATATAAAAACGAATTATCTGTTAATGGTGATTTGTCATATCTTAATTTAGATTGGACTCCAGTTCCAATTATACCTAAATTTGTTGATGTAGTTGTCAATGGTATAGCTAATAGATTACTAGATGTAAAGGTAGAAGCTGTAGATGATTTATCCTCTATGAAAAGGCAAATGTTTCGTAATGAAATGTACACTGATATGGTAGGTAAAGAAATACTTACTATGGTGAAGCAAGAAACTGGAGTTGATGCTTTTAATATGCCAGAAGACCAAGTTCCTGATACTGAAGAGGAATTAAATCTATATATGGATTTAAGGTATAAGCAAGCTATTGAGGTTGCTGAAGAAACTGCCATTAAAACAATAATGGAGATAAATGAATATGACGAGACTAAAAGAAGGATAGATGAGGATAATGTTGTTTTAGGTATATCTGCTTTGAAACATTCTTTTGATGTTCATGATGGTGTTAGAATAGAATATGTTGATCCAATTAATTTTGTTTATTCACCTACAGAAGACCCTAACTTTAGGGACTGTTATTATTTTGGTGAATTAAAGTCAGTTCATATTACAGAACTTAAGAAAATAAACCCAGACCTAACTCAAGAAGATATTGAAAGAATATCTAAACTAGCTAGTAGGTTTGATGGATATAAAAGCACTCAAAATTTACAAACACAAAGTGGATTAGATAAATCTAATGTTACTTTGTTATATTTCTGCTATAAGACAGATAAAGAGATTGTATATAAAGTAAAAGAAACTGTAAACGGTGGACAGAATCCAATAGAAAAAGATTCTTCATTTAATCCACCAGAAGAAGATCAAGAAAGATTTAAAAAAGTATCTAGAAGAATAGATGTTTGGTATGAAGGTGTATTAGTAATGGGTACTAATCAGTTGTTAAAGTGGGAGATTATGGCTAACATGGTTAGACCTAAATCTGCTTTTCAAAGGGCGTTACCTCCATACATTGTTTCTGCAATTAAAATGTCTAAAGGAAATATAGATTCTTTAGTTAAAAGAATGATTCCTTTTGCAGATCAAATTCAACTAACTCACTTAAAATTACAACAAGTAGTTGCAAAGATGATACCAGATGGTGTATTTATAGATGCCGACGGTTTAAATAGTGTTGATTTAGGTAATGGAGCTTCATACAATCCTTCAGAAGCTTTATCTATGTACTTCCAAACTGGTAGTGTTATAGGTAGAAGTTATACAGAAGATGGTGATTTCAATAATGCTAGAGTTCCAATTCAAGAACTTACAAGTAGTGGCTCTAATGCTAAGATTCAAAGTCTTATTGCTATGTACAACTATCAGCTTAATATGATTAGAGCTGTAACAGGTATCAATGAAGCGAGAGACGGTTCTTCTCCTGATGAATACTCTTTAGTAGGTGTTCAGAAATTAGCGGCTTTAAATAGTAATACAGCCACAAGACACGTTGTTCAATCTGGAATTACAATAACAAAAAGAATTGCTACTGCTGTTTCGTACAGGATATCTGATATTATGATGTATTCTGACTTTGCTGATGATTTTGCAAAAATGATTGGTAAAAACAACATGGAGGTTGTAGAAGAAATATTAGGAGTTCACTTGCATGATTTTGGTGTATTTATAGAAATAGAACCAGATGAAGAAGAAAAAGCATTACTGGAACAAAACATTCAGCAATCTATTCAATCTAAAGTATTAGATTTAGATGATGCTATTGATGTAAGGGCTGTTAAAAATGTAACATTAGCAAATTCTTTACTGAAAATAAGAAAAAAGAAAAAAAGAAAAGAAGATTTAGATACTCAACAACAGAATATTCAAATGCAAAGCAAGGCTAATGCTGAATCAGCACAAGCAGCTTCTCAATCTAGAGTACAGGAAGAGCAACAAAAATCTCAAATGCAATCTCAAATGGCTCAAATGAAAAGTCAGCTAGAGATGCAGAGAATGCAAGCTGAAAAAGAAATACAAAAAGAGTTAATGCAGATGAAACATCAGTTTGATTTACAATTGAAACAGATGGAGGTTGAAAACGGTTCTAATAAAGAAAAGTATAAAGAAGATAGAAAGGATAGTAGGACAGATAAACAAGCTACTCAACAAAGTAAGTTGATTAGTCAAAGAAAAAAAGACCTACCACCAGTTGACTTTAATACCGCAGGAGACGCTAACCAAGTAATGAATAATTTAGGTGGTCAGATAGCTCCAGAAAACATGTAGTTTTTTTAACTAATTTTGTAAAATAATTTTAATCTAATCCAATATGAACAAAGACGATCAAGAAGTTGACTATAAGGTTGACTTATCAAAACCACCTGTAGAAAAACAGGCAGAAGAAAATAAAGAAGAAGATTCTGTTGAGGATCAAGTAACTGAATCTAGTGAAGAGGAAGTTGTAGAGCAACAGGTATCTGAAGAAAAAGAAGAGGTAAAGGAAGAACCAATACCTGTTTCTAAAGAAGAAATGATTGCAGAGTACCTTACTAATAAATATAGTATGGGTCTTGAAGATCTAGATGACGTTCTTTCAAATAAAAATAAGAATACTCAAGTTTTGCCTGAAGAGGTTGAAAAGTATTTGAAATTTAAAGATGAAACCAAAAGAGGTTTAAAAGACTTTGTAAAAGCTAATGAAGATTTTAGTGAATATGATGAGTCATCTTTATTAAAAGAATACTATAAACAATCTAATCCAGAGTTAGATGATTCTGATATTAATTACTTAATTGAAGATAGGTTTGCTTTAGATGAAAGTATCGATACCGATACAGATAGGAGAAAGAAAATTCTTGAGAAAAAACAAGAGCTATATAAAGCTAAACAGTATTTTGAGCAAACAAAGGAAAAATACAAAGCTCCGCTTGAGTCAAGCATGGAGGGTATTCCAGAGGAAGCAAAACAGGCTGTTGAATTTTATCAGCAATATAACGATGAAAAGGCAAAAGAACAAGAGATTGTTTCTAAACAAAGGCAATCCTTTGAGCAGAAAACATCTAAGTTTTTTAACGATGAGTTCAAAGGTTTTGAATTTAAAATTGGGGAAAAAACTTTAAACTTTCAACCTAAAGACAAAGAAAAAGTTGTAGACAAGCAATTAAACTTGAACAACTTTATTAATTCGTTTTTAGATGACAAAGGCGTTCTTAAGGATGCAAAGAAGTATCATACTGCTTTAAACATGGCTATGAACCCAGAGGCTTATGCTAAGTTCTTTTATGAACAAGGTAAATCTGATGCGGTGACTGAAGTGGTTAAAAACGGAAAGAATATAGATATGAATGTGCGTTCTAAGGTTGATTCATCAAAACCAGGAACAAAATTCAGAGTCGTCGATGGCGGTAATGGGTTTACTTCTGGATTAAGAATTAAAAAGAAATAATAAACGCTAAAACAAATTTAAAATGGCACAATCGATTAATTTTAACGGATCCGCAGGAGCACAAATCGGCGGTTCTACATCTCTAACACCAGCACCAGGGAAGAGTTTAGGTAACTCTAACTACCTTTCTAATGCTGATTATACATTCGCACAACAACATTTACCAGACTTATATGAGCAAGAGTTTGAAAGATACGGTAATCGTACTGTAGCATCTTTCTTACGTATGGTAGGTGCTGAAATTCCTTCTTCTTCTGATTTAATCAAATGGAGTGAGCAAGGAAGATTACACGTACAAGCTTCTGGTACTGTTACAGACGCAGAAATAATTACTGTAGCTGGACATAGCTTTAGAGCTAACCAAACAGTTATTGTTTCTAAAACAGGAAGTCAAGCTAAATGTCTTATTACTGCTGTATCTACTGATACTATCACTGTTAAGACTTTTGCTTCTTTGGATTTATTCAACGTAGCAGGATCTGATGCTGCTGGCCCTTTTGATGACAATGATGCTGTAACACTTTTTGTGTTTGGTTCTGAATTTAAAAAAGGTTCTGCTGGAATGGTAGGTTCTTTAGAAGCTGATTTCGAAGCTAAAGAGAACAGTCCAATTATCATCAAAGACAAATACGAAGTATCTGGTTCTGAGATGGCACACGTTGGATGGGTAGAAGTAACTACTGAAGCTGGAGCAAATGGATACCTATGGTACTTAAAGTCTGAGTCTGAAACAAGATTAAGATTTGAAGACTATTTAGAAACTTCAATGATTGAAGGAGAGCCTGCTGCTGCTGGTTCTGGAGCTGCAACTGCTGGTTACAAAGGTACAAAAGGTCTTTTCTATGAAGTAGAAAATGGCGGTAACGTAACTACAGGTACAATTGAATCAAGAGAAGATCTTGAGGATATCGCAAAAGTTCTTGATAAAGAAGGAGCTATTCAAGAAAATGTAATGTTCGTTAACAGAGCAACATCTTTCGATGTAGATAAAGTATTAGCTGCACAGAACAACTCTGGAGCATCTACTGCATCTTATGGATTATTTGACAATGACGAAGACATGGCATTAAACCTTGGATTCTCTGGATTCCGTATCGGGTATGACTTTTACAAGTCTGACTGGAAATACTTAAACGATGCTACTACTCGTGGTAACATTGGAGGTATTGATGGTATTGTTGTTCCTGCTGGAACAGTAACTGTTTACGATCAAATTCTTGGAGAAAACGCTAAGAGACCATTCTTACACGTTCGATACAGAGTATCTCCTACTGAAGACAGAAAGTATAAGTCTTGGGTAGTTGGTTCTGCTGGTGGAGCTGCAACTAGCGGTGATGACAAAATGGAAGTTCACTTCTTGTCTGAGCGTGCTCTTTGTACAATGGGAGCTAATAACTTCATTTTAATGAAGTAGTATTTACTTAAGGGGGACACTAATTAAGGTTTCCCCCTTTTTTTTTAATTTAATCAAATCTTAAATAAAATGGCAACAAGAAATGCAACAAAAGCGTTTGGATACAACTCAGTTCTTCCAAACCTAGAACAAAAACAGAGAATTTTCATTATTAGAGAAAATAAATCTCCAATCCGCTTAATGATCGCGGTTAAACATACATCAAGAAAACCACTTACATTTTTTGATGGAACACTAAACAGAGCTCTTAGATATGCTACTAACCAACTTACTCCTTTTATGGATGAGCAAGATGGTGTTGTAACTTTAGAACCTATTGTATTTAACAATGGAAGCTTAGTTGTTCCTGATTGGAATGTTAATTTGCAGAAATTCTTATTAATTCACCCAGAGTTTAATAAAACTTTTTTTGAATTAGATAAAGAAGCAAATGCGAATAAAGAGGTTGAAGATATTTATAGCGAGCTAGATGCACAAATAGCAGCTAAAAATCTTGACATTGATGACTTAGAGGCAATAGCTAGAGTATGTATGAAAGGTAATATTTCTAACATGACCTCATCAGAACTTAGAAGGGATATGATTATATGGGCTAAGAAAAATCCATTAGAATTCATGACTCTTTTAAATGACGAAAGCAGCGTGTATGATATCAGGTTCAAGACCACGCAATTATCAATTATATAAACATATATAAAAAATAATTAAAATAAAACACATGAAAAGAAGACAAACAGAATA